GGCCATGTGTCCAATATAGTAAAACAACAAGGTATCGCTGAAACTTTTGAGTGCAGGAATTATAGTATTGGACTTGACCAGGTCTAAAAATTTTGCACGATGCAAGACAAAGTCTAGCATAAAACTCCTCGATATGTTTCATTCATCCAACGCCCAAAACTTTCAGCTGACTCGCTGCATTTGTTGAGTTCATATTTGCCACAGAACTGCATGAATCTCACTCCTACTTGTCCCACATCCTTGTGGCTGATCTGTTCACGTATGGCAGCGTCTACCACGGCCTTGATGTCCTCAGGTTGTGCTGTCAGATCAATCAAGGTCCTGTTGCGTTCGTAGTCATCCAGCACACGATGTTCCACACCATCAGGATCAGTCCAGCGTTGCAACATCAGGTTGTTCCAGGCATAGCCTTGTTTTGCACGGTCCTCAAATGCTTCCTGTAGGCCAACCTTGTTTTTAGTGCCCTTTGTGCGGACCCCTGGAAATGCCGAGAACACATTGTCCGACGAGTCTCCACGCATGCACTTTTCGAACAGTAACCACGCTGGATTAGGTATCTGCTTAGGCTGTTTAGACTTCTTATCGATGACTGCTTTTCCTTTGGCATCGAATATTCCTTCCGTGGTAATTAGTTCGTCGGTGATTCCGTTGTATTGCTTGACATTGGCGGCTACTAGCTGAACAAAGTCAGTGTCACTACTGATAACAACATGTTCATCTTGGGGATGTAGTGCGATCCAGCGAGCTATGATATCGTCGCCTTCTGCGGTTGGACACCTAATAACGCTACAGTTGGTCCTCTCACTCAAGTATTTAGTCAAAGCGTCATAAGTTTCCCAGAACATTTTGTCTTCGTCCGCTTCGGCTTCTGTCAGCGCCGCACGAGCCACAGCACGGTTGTTTTTGTAGGGCTTGTACATGTCCTTACGCCAGCTACGACCTTCTAGAGCAAACACCACGTGATCTGCTTCAAATCGGCGGGCCACTTTGTTGGCAGCCATAAGCGTGACATGCAGGGCAAAGCCCAGTTTTTCCCAGGTATCTGCCGCACGAAACGCACCGTGTCTGGCACGAAAGAACATGTTTGCTGTGTCAATCAGCACATACTTCATAGAACCGCCTTAGATGAATTTGTTGTCAATAATGTATTGTAACATAAAACGGTGAAAATAGCTATGGCCATCGCGTCCAAAATGCCAAGAATTGGGTGCGACTGTATCTATATCCTGAGCTCGAATTATGGCATTATAGGTTGATTCGGACTCATAAGGTCCAATATAACTTGTTCCCCAATCTTTACGATCGACAATACTGCCGAAATCGTTGTTGCCGTTGAAGAAAATGTGTTGGATATTTTTTTCTTTGAGTTCACAATGAAACTGCCAAATTTCATCATGTGCCTGTTGTGTTTTAGCTGGCCAATCAGTTTCAACCACATAATTTTTATACTGTTCTTGTAATTCAGCAGGTACTTGGTCAATACCACTGGCACCTACTTGATAATAGATGCCGTTGTATAACCATTCTTCGCGTTCCCAGGTGCTCCATTGTATGATCATCAATATTTCATCGTGAGCACGTTGCTGATCGAGCCAGTCTCGAGAAGTTCGTAAAATGCGAGCATTTGAACTACCACTTTCGGCACCACAATGGAATCCAGCTTTGAGAGTTAGACTCAACAGCTTGCCCCAACTTACAGCAATATTTTCTGGATGTGGAATACGTCCTAGATAAAACAGCGCAGGATCATCTTCGGCAAAGGCACAAGGATTTACCGCCTCTGCGGCTGCGGCATGGCTGTCACCATTAACATATAATATCATCGCACTTGGATATAGTCGTGTGGATGAATGTGTACTTCTAGATCTGGTTCAGCCGGCTCATTTTTCAGCAGGCGTTGGCTTTCGGCCCAGGCCACACGTTTGCGTAGGCTACTACTACTAAATGAATGATCACGTCCGTTGAACACAATTTCAATGCCTCGCTGGTAGCATTCTTGTTGACCTGTAAAATCTTTGTTTTCATATTCCACACCCAGGATACGCACATCCACAGGCAAGATCAACAAAAGGTCAATCAAGTCTTGTTCGGTCTGATACACCACAACCTCATCCACATAGCGACATGCGGCCAACTGTATCTGTCGTTCCACAATGCTCTGTACAGGTTTGTTCTTGGTATCAGGACGATCTATGGTAGGGTCGGTTTGCAGACCGCAAATCAAATAGTCACAGTGATTTTTTGCTTCACTGAGCATGGCAATGTGCCCGGCATGTAGCATGTCGAAGGTGCTGAAGGTTATACCAATCTTTTTGCCTTCACTGTGAAGTTGTTTGATGTGGTTGAATATCACGACACTTCGCTCCTGCCGTCGCCAAGATCACGACTTTTGACCACACGGTCGCGTTCTGGATTCATGGCTTCGTATTGTTCGTAGGTCTCAAGTACAATATTCCTGCAAACCGATGTAAACCAACGATCTACTATGTCTGCGTCGGTGTCCTTGGCATCCATTTGATAACCTGCTCTGATCAAGTTGGCCACAAACTTGTCGTTCCAGTCCAGCTCAAAACTGCCCTGTTGCATGTTTTCTGGGTCCACTTCCATGCTGAGTATGGCCACATAGGGTTCTCCACGTTCAGTGGCCAGTTCTTTTTCTGACTTTTTCTTTGGTTTAGGCGTTTCTGCCTTGGCCTCTGCTGTCTTTTTCTTTTCAAAACGTTTTTTTAAATTATCAAAAAATTTCATATGTTACTCCTTTAATTGCCATATCAAGTGTTCGTGACGTTCGTGCCAGTGTTCTTCGATCACAGGTTCACCTGGACCAGTCCATACAGCACGACCACGATAGGCCAGGGTTCCAGGCCATAATCTTTTGTTGCTGATCAAACAACGCTGTGGCCATATCACACGGCACATTTTCCACCCGGCACGCATGTAGAATGCACCATCGAGGCGGCCCAAGCGTTCTGGTATAGGACTCATGATTGTCTAGTGTTTCCATAATGTATCACAGTGATGCCAGGCATATTTTTGGGAACACTGCGCCAAGGATCTACTATGACACTGCCTGGTTGTATTTCACAATAAGGTTTGGTTGCTTCTTGCGTACCTGTATAATCATAGGTTATCTGGCGATTGTGTGCCCATAAGAATACTGCTGGACCATCTATGGTATCCAGGCAACGATCTCGATCATCGGCCATGGGATCCACATATACCACTGGTAATCCGTGTTCACGTATGTAATATCCAATCAAGGTGCTGTAACTACCAATACAATAAGGCACGTCTGGTTTATAAGCCTTGCCATGTATTACTATGGGCAAACTGTATCGGTTGCATTGGTCTATCAAGAACCTTGCTAAATTACGAGCCTGCCGTTCTCGGGCCAACATGATGGTATCAAACATGTCATAGCCAATGTCATATTCCTCGGCTAACCAACGCAAGGCAATATTATCTCGTGGATGGCAAGCACCTGCGTCTCCCATGCCTGCAGTCATGTATTTGGGTCCCATGATACGCTGGGTACTGCGTGCCAAGGCGTTGGTCACAACGTCAACATTGATATTGCCTATTCTCATGGCAAAATCCTGTATCATGTTGGCTAGGCCAACCTTGGCACTGATAAACGTGTTGTAGAATATTTTGATAGCTTCACACTCGTCCCAGGTACCAATCTCATATCTAGGATTGTTTTGCATCATGGGTCGATACAGATCAAGTAGTTCTTGTGCCAAGGCATTGGGATTACCATCGTTGGTGCCGATCATGATCATTTCTGGATTGACCATGTCCCATTTTACACTACCCATGGCAATCAAATACGGATTATATAAAAATTCATGTCTACTGTCTAGACTGGTTACAAAATATTTTCTTGTGGTACCTGGTAACACTGTGCTGATTAACACAACTTTTTTGCTTGTCACAGCATAGTGATTGATTTTGGTAATAGCATCCAACACCTCATTGTGTCTAAAATCTTGAGGCGCCATGTGACTACTAGGAATAGATCCATCATACCCTTCGGCATG